TCACCGCATCACCGGATCCACCTGGTTTATTAGTGGCGCAATCCAGAACAGGTTATTGCCTGGTATCAGGGTTCGGACATTATGCACAATACGATCACCGGCATCACCATTCAACACTCCTGCGGTCACATCAATGATGCTATCCGCAAGACCAAATGACGGTCCGAATAGAGATCCTACGAATCCACGACTGGCATACCTAGACTGTGTGCCAGTGCCAAATAAAGCCCCCAGCCCAACAGCACCACCAGTAGCCTTTTCAGCCATGTTGTTATATTCCATCAATGGCCCAAGAATACCGGATCTATCTATACCCTCAAGCACCAGCTTCTCTGGTGACCAGTCAACATTTTTCCCTTTCGATGCTTCTTTTAGCGCATAGACCAGTGAGCCAAGAGCAATCTGAAATACAGTGCCATAATAAAATTGCGCAGTTCCTTCCTGTAACCCACCAAGTAGCGCACGGTTGTATGAAGCCGTTGTGAATGATTTAAACTGAAATATCGTTCGCCCCATTGGAGTACTCGCCCATAAAGGTGTGTCACCAATACCGGGGGTGATGATAGTGTTATTAACGTCTTTCAGAACCGCTGACTGGAATACTCCGGCAACGTACTGATCGTCCCATTTATCAAAGTTACCAATGTGCCATCCATCAATTACCTCACCATGTTTCTCGAACTCACTGCGAATACGCGCAGCCATATTGTCGTTGATACCGAGTTTTGCCATGCGACGTGCAGAAAACGCACCAGACAAAATACCGTCTGACGTGAGCATTCCGTTCATGGATTTGTTTATGTCATTAAATCGATCCATGAGTGTCAGCTTGCCGAAGGCATCAGTAATTCGCTCCATTCCTGCTTCGACTGCTGTTGTCCTGGAAGAACTGTCAACAAGATCACCAATTGCACGAGAACGTGAATGTAGTACAGCTTCCAATCCAATCCCCATCTTCAACATCTCTTCTTTGCTGGCCTTAAATGCCGGTGATTGGGATATCTGAGAAGCATAGCCTTTCATGGTGTTACGGAAACCATTAACCATAACCCCTCTGGCCAGATCTGGAATAGCTGATACAGTCATTCCACCGAGTTTGGTCGTGAAGTTCACATCCCGCAGAAAAGCGCCAGCACGAACAAAAAACGAAGACGGATCATCAGGCATACCATATGTACCAACAAGACGATCGCGTAATGCTGTTATGTCTCTGAGATCATTTGCTCTTGATTTTGAAAGTCTGGACTGTTCTTTCCGTAATTCCTTTTCGTACTTTCGCATTAATGAATCGAGTTTACCCTGAGGAACAACTTCACCATTGCTCTCATAACGTGCTTTCAGATTTGCCACACTTTCGTCATATTTCGCCTTTATTTTTTCAGGCACTTCCCGTAACAGACTGTCATATTCGTCCTCAATTAATTGCAGACGCTCAGTCATAGTTCGTTTGCCAAATGTTCTCGTCAACTCAATTTCTGCTGCCGCTTCACGGATATGACGTTGCAGCACGTAATTCACATCACTTTCAAGATAATCCCTGATAAGACTATCAGGAACATTTAATGTTCTTTCTTTCGTACTACCTGCGGCTTTTACAGAAAATACGCTGACAAAATCCTGTGGAACCTTAGCACCAGTAATTTTATTAATTACGATATCCGCTGCAATTTCAGCATCCTCAGGATCCAGTGTTTTATTTCCTCTCGACCACCAGTCAACCAAAATACGTCGAAATTTATCGCGTTCACTGATTATTTTTCCAACTTTATATATGCGTGGGAAATAGCTTGCCTGGCCTAATGCTTTCAGTTCTTCATCTGGCGGCAATAAACCAAGCTTTTGCATTTCAACTTTCACCCGATTTAATACAGTTCGCATCGCCTGCGCCGTTTCCTGAACAACAGGATTAGCATGCACATCACCGCTTCGCATAGCATTCCCAACCTGCTGACGAAATGAATCAAAACTCATGTCACCACCATCAGCTTTATACTTTGCGTATGCCTGTTTATTTCCGACAACAACAGCAGCTTCTTCACGCTGCCATCCACGTGTACGGGTTTCTACAGCTACCGGTGTTTCAATCCCCCTTTCATTTCCTTTAAGGGTGAAATTATTTTCGGCTAACTCCAGCGCTGTTTTTCGCACCGTCTTGGACGGAGACTCCATTAACCTTGTCAAAGGAGTAAGATAGCTCCCTGCTTTCCATGCAGCCTTTCCAACCCACCCACCGGAAACAGGGGTTAAATCATCCAGAGCCGCTGTATCAATTTTCATAGCACCAACACTACCACCATCGGAAAGCGAAGCGGCAGCCCTGTCAGTCGCTGATGTAATGCTCATATTATCAAGAGCATCAGCAACCTCACGTGTGGCTGCAGCCCGGACGGATGGCGAAAGCGCAACACCAGCACTGGCAAACACGCCGCTCATCATCGCACCCGCTGCAACGTGAGCGGCACTTTCACCCCATGAGCGTGTTATTTGCTGATTATTCAGTACAACCTCGCTTAATGCTGTACCGGCAGCACCAATCGCAATCTGTGAGCCAATACGCGCCAGTGCCCCTCCTTGAGCACCGGGAATAAACATTGACGCAACAGTAACCGGATCCATTCCCGCAGCAATACTGGCAAGGGTTCCAACTACGCCAGCATCAGACAATAAACGTCTGTCTTCATTTTCATCATCTATCTGCTGCTTAATCCACGCCGTTTCCTCTGGCGATCGGGAATCTGCAAATTTCGCCCCCCAGTATTCATAACCGTGCAACTCATTTTTATCAGCATATGGGTTATAACCCTCGACCGGTTCAAACTGTCTGGCTGGGCGGAAAAAACCAGACAGAATATTGTTCTGTCGCATTGCAGCCCCCCATACGGAAGGCTCAGGTGGCAATGGCTCAGGATTAGCCCCTTCCGGAAGGGCAACATCAAACCCAGTTTGTTCCGGCAAAACGTTACCTGACGGGATCAGTCCGTTATTAAGATCTTCAGCTTGTGCATAAACTGGCATTATTTAGATCCCCACGAAAAGTAATCTTTAAATTTGTCCATACGTTCGTTATGCAGGCGCTGATACTGCTCATCCAGAGCGCGATGCTTGTCTTTGAAGTTTCGTATAGCCTGTCCACGCATAATTTCTTCCTGCTCGTACTGCTCCCGTTCCTGCTGCATTTTCTTATAGGGTTCCCAATCTTCTAGTGATGGTTCCCAACGCATAGGACGCCCATGTTTGTTATAAAACGGCTGGACCCGATCGATGCCATTTTCATCCTTAGTTCTTACCATAATGGCGTAATCACCATTACGGGGTGTTAACACGTCAGGGGTTATGAATAATTCTCCATTAATACGACTCTCAGGGGTTTTTGTCTCAACTACAGGAGCATTACCTGACGTGATCCCAAGCAACGTCGGGCTGGTTGTTATAATCTCTTTGCGCTCACCGTACATCAGCCGTTCTTTTTCAGCTTTCCACTGCGCCGCCTGCCAGCCTGACGGCCCATATTGATAAAGCGCCTCCGGTGCATATTTCATAAACTGCGCTTCTCCGTTAACCTCGCTGATACTCCAGGTGCGGGCTATCTGCTGGTTGGTCATTTGCTTCGCTACGTCAGCGTTACCACCAGCAACGCGGTAGTTAATGTCATACAGCGTCTGATAGTCATTACGGAATCTAGCTGCTTCCGGCGTCTGGTCATCCGCAGACGGATCCCAACGGAACCACTGCGCCATATTGCTGACAGCAGAATTCATCGCCTTGCTGCGATCATTTTTGTACTCTTTTGAACTCTGCGTTGATGCCAATTGAGCTTTAAGAGCATCGGTCTGGTTGTACGTAAGGTTCTGCGCCTGCTCGATAGCCGCATCAGCAGACATGCCAGAATCAGTTAGTTGCTTAACAGTCAGATAAAAACCCTGCATATCCTTCGGCATATTTCCAATAGATGCATTGTCTGTTTCATATAACCGACTAAACAGTTCCGCCGCATTTTTAACCACTTCCTGATTGCTGGATCGGGATACTGCTGAAAGCTGCGTGATGACCTGCGAAGGCATTATGCCAGTCTGAGCCACAAGCCGAACAACCCCATCATGAGTGGAGGCATCATTAATACGAAAGTTCTGCGCCATTTCTGTGTAATCAGCAGCTTTCTGCATTGACTTGTTGCTTGGGTCTAATTTTTCACCTATTGTCAGCGCCTCATTGAATCTGCGTGAATCCCGTTGCGCCTGAATTGCTTCATTTGATCTCTGAAGCAATGCAGACAATTTTCCGTAAGCATCGAGTTTTAACGCATAGTGAGGATCGTTAACCTCAGGCTTCACTTTCTGCATTTCTTCTTGCTGCTGAGAAGGAGGCAAATACTGAATTGCCTGGAATATTCTCGCGTTATCAATCGCTATATCCAGTTGATTGATTATTTTATCTGCGTTTTTTCCATACCCCCTGATGATGGTCTCCTGAGCCGGTATATAATCTGGAACCTCACCGTTATATAGCTGGGCCATGGTGTTATTAATAGCTGGCTCAAGCTGTTCTAATATTAACTTCCTTTGCTTTTCTATCTGACTATTAGCAAGGTTATCTATTTGATAAATAGTCAGCGGATCCATTCCAGTTTTATTTTTTCTATATCGGGAAAGCCACCCTTGTGTTTCTGATGGAAGATTTCGGATAAATTCTTCTTCTGATATTTCACCTTTACGTGGATCACCGACTTTGGCGATCAGTTTATCCACGTTACCCATCCCCCAGTTATATGCTGCTCCGGTCAATATTTCGGAACCGTACTTACCATACAGTTGATTTACATAGTCACTGGCGAGCATTTCATGCTGTTGTTCGTCCGTAGGGTTGTATTCAACGCCACGCTTGGCCGCCAGTTCTTTTCCTGTGCCCGGCATTAACTGGTATTTCCCCTGGGCTCTCTCTCCAGAAGATGTTATCGGTCCCTCAAGAAGACTACCATCAGGATTAAAATGTCGATCACCTGATTCAACAAGGCGTATGGCACGCATGTCCATGCCTCCAGAATCATTTTTCTGAAACAGACCATTTAGCCATCCTTCTGGATTGGCAGCGGCATAATTCTTCGCCCGCATTTCTGTGGCACTGCGATCATCACTTTCTATTTCTTCCAGAATGCGTTCTTGTGACCATCCCCTGGCAGCTCCATATCTGGCAATGGCTACCATTCTGGAATTTCTGGCTAAAGTGGCAGTTTGCGGGTCATTCCAGGCATCCGCTTCATTTTGTATCCATAATTTTCTCGTTGCCTGATATTGCTCATCTTCATAGGCATTTGTCTGCCCTATCTCATGTCTGAGAACTCCAGTACTGAACTGAATTTTCTGTGTTCTGGCTTGTTGCAAAAACATATTTCTTGCAGCTTCATCAGTCAATGAAGCAGCTATTTCTTCCACATCCTGATCAAATCCAGATATGTACTCTTGCCCCTTACCAATCGCATTTTTGCCTTGTTGTGCATAAAAACCGGTTTGAGGGTTATAAAGACGTTCATTGCTGCGCTGATTAAGCTGAAGGATGGCATCCTGAGACAATGCAACATTCGCTTTCTGCCTGGCTTCACCATATGTCACCGCATACTGATCTGCGACATTCGCCAGCACCTGACCTGCTTGAGGAACATCGAAGGTCTGAAAACCACCGGTTTGCACACCACGACTTTGCACCTGGCGTCCGGATGTAGTAGGAACAACAGGCATCAGTAACCTCCTATTTTGAATCGGGAGTCAGAATTCATAAAACCTGAGTTAGATAACATTGGCGTCCCACCACTAGATGTACTTCCTTTAGAGAACGGACTCCACGTCCCACCAAACATCTGGTACGCACCGTATGCTTTTAGTGGTGCCGTTAACAAAGTGCTGGTCATCGATGATTTAGCAGCCGACTGAGCAGCAGCCCCCTGTGCCCGAGCATTCATTCCCTGAACCTGATACCCATATGCCTCACGCTGAGCGTTATTCACTGTCGTTAACGCATCAAGAGCGCCAAACTGGGCAGTGTCGCCAAATATATCCAGCGCGTTACCGGTAGATAAATCGGCGCCGGTCGCCCCCATTGTCGCCGCTTGTGTACCAAGCCGCTGTCGGGTCTCTCTGCGCCGTTGCTCAGCTTCAGCGTTACCTCTGTTTATTGCATCATTTGCCTGAGCAGTGGCTATATCTGCGTTCGCTTCTGCAACCTTCGAGGCATACTTTCCCTGTTGGTACTGGGTGTATGCCTGAATGCCACTCATGGCGAGCATTGCGCCACCAGCAATAACCGGATCGCACATTATTTTCTCTCCATGTGAAATCTGTGGAAATTAAGACCAAGAGCACCATAAGGCGCGGCTTCTTCAAGCCTGAATCCAAGCCAGTGCAGCCATGCTTTGGCAACATGGTTTCGCTCGTCGACGTAGTTTTCCAGGCGCGGATAAACTGCCAGCATCTGCTGCAATACAGGTCGGCAGTGGCGAAGAAATGTCTTCTGATATTTTTCAATACGGCTGGTTCCTACCAGCCAGGGCGTACCATTGCCACCGATCATTGACGCCGGAGATACACCAAACATGGTTACCAGTTCTCCGTTCGCGAACCCTGACCAGGCCATAGTCGCAGTGCGCAGACCAACACGCAGCGCATCTTCGGTAGTCATCAGCGATACCGCATACAGTTCGTCAATATCAGCCTGACGAACATCCGGCAAAATCATCTGAAGATGCTCTTCGGTTGCGGGAATAATTTGAACATCGATCATCAGAATCCCCCAACAGTAAGGCGAGGAATAACGGCAAGAACAGACAGCGGCAACGGATCAAGCTGACGGATTTTTACACGTCCGTTTTTGCCCCAGTTACTGTCCAGTTTCACTTCTACTTTTCCGGTAGCATCATCAACAGGATCATCGTAGAACTCGAATTCACGCTGTGGATATTCGTACCATTTACCGCCAGGCGTAGTCGCCCAGATGCCGCGACTGGCATTCACAACCAGAGTAACGGAGGGGATCACCTGTTTTTTGTCCAGCAGCGTTTCCTGTCCGTTAATGTTGATATCCAGTGTTTCGAATTCAGCAGTTATTGGCAGGCCGATGTGCACTACAGCCCCCGGAGATTCCAGCGTGACGGCACCTCCGGAAACCACTTTCTGTGGTTCCACGTTCGCATCAGAGAGAATGTTTACGGTCTGGCCTTCAAGATGAGACAGGCCTCCAAATGTCCGGCGCGCCATCTGCCAGTTCGTGGTGGCCACATTCCTGAGGGATGGCGGGACGTTCCTGTTAGCACGAACCACTACAGCGGTATTGCTGGTTACAGAAATAATGTCGCAACGTAATTCTTTTGACACTTCATCGCCAGTATCAGTTCCGGTATAAGGGAACTGTAGTTGCGCGCCGACATCACTACTGGTGAAGTACGCACCACCAGAAACACTGATTGTATATTCCGCGCGGTAATCCCATTCGCCAGAACCACCAATGATTGTCATCGTTCTGTCAGACGTATTTCTTCCATCATAGCTAAGGCCAGAATCAACAAAGAAAGCGTCTTCATCGCTGGTAAATAAACGGCTGGACAGTCGCTCGATGTATCTCACTGTTTGCCCGTTAACGGTTCGGTTAACGACGAAATACACCGCATCTTCATTTCCTTCGCTGATACTGCATGTGCTTTCATATTTTCCGGTACTGGATTGTGGTGCCCATGCAAAAACCTGCTGATCACGCAAATAGGTCATCACCAGTAATTTACCGTCATCACGAATGCAGAAGGCGCTGGAGTAAGGGACAATAGAGAAGCACCAGTCAACAATGCTGTGCTTCTGAAAAAGATGATTGGCAAGGATGGTCAGGTCGTTCCCCTGATAGCCGTCAACATCGAATGAGTAGGCCAGATCACGGACAACGCTGCCTTTCTCCTGGACGAACAGAGCAATATTCGCCACAGCAATTGGTGGGACGTTGCTTGAGCCATTTGATCCCTGAGAGCTGAATGCAAATGATGATGGGGTTAACACTTTGTTCTGGTCGCCGGTGATGACGTACTCACCTCCGGAAGTCAGCGCCACCAGAGAACCAACATCAATCAGGTGACGGATCTCATTAACCTGACGCCCGGCATAGGTGTAGATAATTCTGTCGTCATCCTGCGTAGGATTGCTTTTGCCAAAATCCTTATAATCCCCGGTACGGCTGGCCCAGATAGTCTGAGGGAACGCAGTCGATGCGGCGAAGTAAAGACGTTGTTGATAATAAACAACAGTGCCAGGATAACCATTAACACTGTTCCAGGCATATTTAGCCCATTTATAGCTGGCATTATCCTCGCCAACGACCTGCGAAGGGATATAGGAAATCACCTCGGCAGTTGCAGTAGTTCCATTTGCAGCAGTGATACGGGCAATGCCAAAACCACTGTGCAGATATTCCCACTCAATGCCAGTATCATCATCACCGGATCCGCCCCAGCCATCCCATGATGTGCCTTCTGTATGCGAAGGGCGCAAAGTGCCTGTTTTGCCTGCTGTAACGGCGCGATAGTAGTTACTGTCTGCACGGCGAATATCGCCAATCGACGTACTCTTACTGGTTTCCCATACCGGCACAGAATCCACTGCAGGCTGTTCCAGATAGAACAATTTGCCTACCTGCTCCGCGCCAAAAATAGAGGCGCTTGCCGTTAACGTAATTGTCCCGGTGCTGGCGCTGGCATAAACCGTCACTGACTCATCAATATTGATATCTTCAAATGGCCCGTTCTTCGTTACCACATCAACCAGTTGCCAGTTGTCATGCGCATAGCGGCGCAGCTCTTTCGGCGGGTATGCCGGGTGAACCAGCGTAAGCACGTCGGCGCTTTGCGTGAATTTAATTCGGAACAGATCGGCTTCAGTATATGGCGTGGCAATTTCATAAATAACATTGCTGCTGTTCAGCACCAACGCACCATCTTTGATAACGCGCATGTACTGGTGTCCGAACTCCAGAGCATAAGTCTGAACCGTCGAGAACTGGAACGGGATCAGGCGGCATTTCCGATTTGGGTATTTGGCGACACCGACAAAACGCGTACCAGGTCGATTCTCAACGCCGCCATACTGCCGCACGATAAAGTTATCGCACTTGCGCAATGCTACCTGGTACTTCGCCATGTCAATACGCCCGTACAACGACGGTCCAATCTCACCACCGGCAAAGCTGGGCTGGATCCAACTGATAGCCATCAGGACAACCTCGCAATGGTAAACTCATCAACCGGTGGCTGTGGTTCCTGTGATTCATTCTGGCTATGCGAGCCAGCACTAAGAATCACGCGATTGTACATATTGAGGGCAAACGTACCGAGGTCTGCATTCCCAGTCAGCGCCATGTTAATGGCTGCCGCAAGACGCCAGGCCAGCGCCTCCATAAAAATGGCATCAAACATGTTTACATCTGAAACGCGAGAGACATACTTGAGCCATGCCTGCGGCTGGCCTGTGTAGATCAACTTTCCTGTTCCATTGGTGTCTGCACCCACTTCGTACTGGACGCGCATTGCTGCTGTTGGATTGCGTACACCAGGAAGCATAATTTCAGTAATGCGCAGACAATCGGACGGGTACTGGTACGCATATTCCCAGTCAGGCGGTGGATTGTTCGTATCTGCAAGCGCCACGCGTTTGGTAGCAAAGTTCCAGTCAAAATCAGAAAGCACAGCATCACGGCAGGCCTCAAAGTGCAGCGAACATTCCCCTGCTTCCTTGCTGGCTTCCGTCAGGCTGTTAATGCTGCGGCTGTTGCCAATATTGGACAGCGCACGATTACAGATCTCTACTACAGAGGCCATCACTCACCCCCGTTACCGTAGAGGGTTTCAGCCGCTGATTTTTCTACATCACCGGAAACAGGAGCGATTGCCATATCAGTGATCTGCAGATCGGCGCTGCGATTAACACCATCGTCAGTTTCTCTGGCAGACAGGCCTCGAATAACAGCCTTTGCAGTTATCATCACTTCTGTTCCGACGCCCTGAGGTTGCGCCTTCAGCTTATTCAATGTGTCGTTATTCAGCGTGATGCACAGCCCCCACGGGTATTCATCGCGAGTTCTGGTTTCTCCGCTCTCATCCTGGTAGCTGTCAGTGCCGGTTTTGAGGTTTACGAGTTCCATATACACTCCTGCAATAAAGGGGCCGAAGCCCCTTGTCTGATTCGCGAGGCTTACACGCCCAGTTCTTTACGCTTATCTGCGATCTTCTCGCGGAGCGTTTCGGCTTTGGCGTTATGGTGTGGCTTCTCGTTAAAGAGCAATTCGTACTCTTCACGGAGCTTATCCAGTTCACCATCATCTGACACATCGTTGATGATTTTGGTGCTGGTTGCTGCCATAGTCACCTTTCCTGCTACCTTTGCTTTTGCCTGTCTGGCTGCATCGTTAACAGGTTCCAGTGCGCTACCAGGCTCACCTTCGTATTCGATTTCTGCCCCCTCCGGCCACAGTGTGTTATGGATATGAGAGAGGCGCAGAACGCGGTATCTTGGTTTCTCACCTGACATCGAAATCACCTTAACCAGTTAATTTTGAGCGGATCGGGTACGGTGTATTGGCATCAACATCCAGACTAATACCCGCAGTGAATTTGCCGGCCGTTAGTGGGCCAGTTGCGACGGAGTAGTTAACACGCAGATATCGCTGAACACCGGCAGGCACCTTTGCAGAAACAACTCGTTTACCTGCTGTCAGGGTAGCCTTTGCCAGTGCGCCACTATCATAAATAGTGGACCATGAGCTGTTATTCTCACTCGTCTGCAACTGGATGTTTACAGTTGCCTCACCACTTGCCGTGGCGGCTTCGTTAACCAGCGCCCAAAACTCAAGCGGGTAACCCACGCCGATATCGCGACGATTTCCATCAATTGGACCTAGATCGATTACGTCAGTAGAAGCCGCGGTATCAGTTACCGCCTGTGCTTCGGAGAACATCAACAGTTTGTCGGTGATCATCTTCTTTCTCCATTAGTGGGTCTGTTACGACCCACTGGTTAATAACAGGCGTTACACCACACGGGCTTCTGTTTCCAGAAGCGCATCAGTTTCACGGATTGGTACACCACGGAATGAAGTCCACCACTCGCCTTCTGTCTCTTTTACGCTGATCGCCAGAGATGTTTTCTCCAGAGATTGCAGATCAAGAGCCTGGCCTACAGTGCGGTTCATGTAGAACACCGGGCGACCCATTCCACGGTTTGGAATGCGATGCAGTGCTTTAACCATCAACTTCGCAATATTTGCGGCAGAGGAAGGTTCTGAAAGATTGCTGACATCGATGTTTGCAATGCGAACAACATAACGCCAGTCACGCAGAGCAAGTCCGTTGTCCCATTTGTAATGGGTGCGATAGCCTTCGTACTTGCCGCCATTAGCATCTTCCAGTGTCACCTGGCCTTTATCTTCCATCTGGATGCCAGCCTTCTGCCCTTTCGGGAAGATGCCATGCACGGTGTTTTCGCCCCACACCACTAACCAGATTGAGGTGTTATCTGTACCCGTGCCACCAGCATCAATGATGTTCTGAGCATTACCCGCAGACAGGCTGGAATAGCGGGAGGACAGTCCCATAAACTGCTGAGGGTTAACGCTGGAATCACCATAAAACAGCGTCTGCGCCATCTGCTGATTCATCGCTTCAATAAATGCGCGGTCTTCAGACAGGCGGAATTCAGCGGAATTGCCGTTCAGATCAGCCAGTGATTTATCGACTTCAGCATAGGTTTCCAGCATGCCAACGGAATCGGTTACCTGCACTGTGGTTGATTTGCTTGGCTGTACGCCATAGTTCAGCAAACGCCAGGTAGCTGAAGGTAAACCAGAACGAATGGTGGTTCGGTGTCCGGTAGGAAGGTTCCCTTCGACAAAAGGCATATCCTGAAGGATCGGGTTAGTTTGACCGAGAAGCTCGATAATCTTATCGACTTTCCCGTTTGGATCGACGCGCTTACCCCAGTCAGCCAGCGTTAGCGCAGTTAAGCCTTTAACAGCCATTGTCATTTCCTCTCTTATTTGCCATAGAGCACTTCGGCCGCACTACGCTGGCCTTCATTACCACCGGTGACCATGCCATCTTCAGACATCGCCTTTCCGATTTTCACGAACGTTTTGACCAGATCAGGGTGATTACCCAGCCCGGTGGTGTTCAGATATTCTTTGAGTTCAGGTGTCCCGAACTGGTCAAGCGCACGCTGTGCGGCGCTAAGGTTAGAAATCAACTTGTCGCCACCGATTTCTTTGTCAGCTTTTACATCCGCAGCCCACTGCTCGGTTGTTTTCTGCCAGGCTTCTGCCTGGCGCTGCTGAACACCTGCCAGAATCTTCGGATAAGCATCAACCAGCTTTTGCGCTTGCTCGTTGGTCAGGTTAAGTTCTCGCGCCACCGGCTCGAATTCCTTCAACGCTTCTGTATCCAGCTCTACGCCTTCGGCTGCCTGAAACTCGTACTTCTCAGGCGCACCCTCTGGTTTATCGCCGTCCTTTTTTTCATCCTGCTTATCGTTTTCAGGCTTTTTGTCATCAGCAGGTTTATCGCCATCAGCAACAGGTTGTGGCTTATCACCTTCCTGTTGTGATGGATCACCAACTGGAGCAGGGTTATCACCTGCAGGCGCTGACGGTTCTGACGCAGCCGGAGCTGCTCCACCATCGACTGGTTGCTCATTGCAAAGACGGCGATACAGCAAACGCTCAAATAAATTCATGATCACTCCTGTTCACTGGCCTCTTTGGCCATCTTCAAATACTGTTCAGGGCAATGCGCCATAACGCGCTGAAACAGTTCCAGCGCCAGATTGCGTTGCCCCTCATTAAATGCCATTGCCATAGCGTCCATCGGTGAGATAGCGGAAAACACACGGCCTTTCTCCAGCACCGACCAGACAACGCGACGCCCCTGTTCACTGCTCATGACAAAGCGAATGTCATCAATTTCACGCTGCGCCATGTCACGTTGCTTACGGGCGTTTTCTTCTTTCAGTTGATCGTCTTCGTAATCTGTCATTGTGATTGCCCACCCTGACCACTAACTGCATTCGCCATAGCTGACAACACACTCGGATCCGAAGTTTTAGCTTCGCTTAGCGTCTTGGCCCCCTGTGCCGCCGCCATCCCCATCGCCATCATTTGTTGCTGCTGTTGTTGCTGTGCCCGTTGCTGGCGAGCCTGCTCAACCTGTTCCTGCGGAACAATGACGGTTGGAGACACTCCGGACATATCAGCGAATGCATCGATCGCCTGATCAACGTTGAGTTTGTCGAGAGCTTCTGGTTTCGCTTGCGCAAGTTGACCAATGAAGTTGACCGTAGACGCCAGACTGGACAGGCCGATAGACTTCTGCGCCTGAGCCATGACGGAAATGTATTCGACCTTCAGGGGCATACCTTCCATCGCGTCAGGCGGTGGCGGCAGCATGTTTTTACGCACCATCATCGAGAAAGCGCGGTCAATGAGAGGATTAAGACATTCGTCGTTCAGACGCTCCAGAACCGGCCCCAACATCAGAAGTTTTTCTTCTTTCATTTCGATCACTGCTTCAACAGGCATCGAGCGGGTATTGATGTTCTGCAACATCATGAACAGATCGACAAAGTAGGCGCTGTTAATGATTTGACGAGTGTCCTGAATGTCTGCTACCAGATCTGCTGTACTGGGGTTAACCAGATAAGCAGGCCTGAAGCCATCCTGACCAGTAATCTGATCGATATACGTGATGTCGCCAGGAAGAAGGGAGGCGCGCTGATTCTTGAGGGAAGTCGGAGCAACCATCGGCGGATTGGTGGCTTTATCAATCAACTGCGACTTGCGCTTCTGGAGAAGTTGCAATGCCTTAACAGGTCCAAGCGCCAGCATACCCGGGCATGATGATCCATAAACATCTTCGCCATTAACTTCCCAGCGCGGAGCCATAATTGGAAACTCATCAAATCCGGACTCACGCAACAACTTGTCGTTATCGCCACCAACCTCGTAATAAACCGATTTGAATGGCTTGTTCTTGCTATCCAGCTTCGATGTATCGCGGTCAATGTTCGGGTAAACCGAATGCATCACTTCAATCCACTTCTCGTAGGTGCCGCTTTCCCACATGCTTTTTACGGATTCGCTGACGTTATTTAGTCCGAACTCCTGAACAAGCTGACGAACAGTCATAGAGAACTTGCGAAAACAGGTGTCCACACTGCCACGAGGTGAGTTAGCCAGGTAGTAACTGCCTATCGGGAATGGCATTGTGCGAATGATGTCCTCATCATCCTCCAGCACTGCCATTGCACCAGTGCTGTATGTGCCTAGGCTTCCGTATAACTGCGGCAGTGACTGATAGAGATTCGACTTATTGAACATATCGTTCATGCGGTTCTGCACCGCCTCAAGCCACAACTTAACAGGGCCATAATCCATCATTTCAGGATCTGGCGTAGCCAGGCGAAACCACGGACGCGCGGGGCTTGTGATGCCTGACATCATGCCGCTGGCGAGAGTGCGCGCCGCCATAGTCCCGGTAGAATCAATAATGCGTGTATTGCGTCGATCGTTACGGTTGACCTCAGAAGTCAGAAAGCGGGAACCACGCGGGTTGATGTAATCACTCAACTCGCGCCAGTGCGGCTCGAACGACTGACGCTCGCTTTCAAGTTGTGCGAACTGTTTGTTCAATCGCTCTTTAGTTGTTTCCGCCATTTCAATGACTCCGGTTACTGACCAAGCAGCGTTTTACCGCTGGTATTAGCGGTTGATGTGTCGCCCTGAGAACCGGTAAGCAGCGTAGAACTACGACCAGCAGCAGCGCGACGGCGACGTGTTTCTTCGTCGCGGGCATCAACAACGGCGGCATCCTGCTCCTGTGGTGCTGCCTGAACTTCTGGTGTTGCAGGCACTGATGGTGAGCTACCCATGCACATATCAATGACTCCGTACGCAATTAAATTATCACCAATTTAACCATATATGATTTATTTATCGTAGATAGTTGACATTTAACGCACGAATTATTACCTTTCAGGTAAGTAAAGGGTTCATTCCGGTTACTAACCTGACTGGCTTGTCGTTAAATTGAACAGGTGGAGTGAGCTTTTATTTTGAGCAGTACGGCGTATGGCACATGCGCCGATAGCGGTCTGGATACGTTTAAGGGGCACCCTCCCTTGCTCGGGCAAACGAACCAGGTAGCCGGAATGTGCAAGTCGAGCGGTTTTATTCCGCGCACGGGGATTCACCATCCCGGCGATTCGGTGTGACGCCTCGGAAGAGGCGAGGGTACAACGATGAGAGCATTTATGGAGCCGCGACAAAGTGTGGCGCCTTAACAGGCTAAGTGCTCTCAGCGTTGTGGCATTAGCTCAGTCGGACAGAGCAACCGCCTTCTAAGCGGTTGGTCGCAGGTTCGAATCCTGCATGCCACGCCAGAATCACGCCTAAGGACCGTGATGCCAGAAGTTCCAGGTGCTTGGCGGTGATGGTTTCCCTTGAAGGACTATCACCGCCCTTTTTACAGCAGGACGCCATTGCGATGACTTCATGCTGTAAACCAGTACAGCCACGGAAGGCATAACTCATTGCTTCCAGTTCGCCCGGCGAACCGGGCATTTTTTTAAGGTGAGATTATGAACGACCAGCAAATCGAAAAAGAAATCGTTGAGAAAGGCAAAACGGCACCGCGAATCACCCCGCAGCACATCGAAGATGTGATTAAAAGCGAGCATTACTTTACTGCTTATGATGGACGAAATGGTGCCATTTCCAGCAACGAATATTGTGGCAGAGAAAAACCAGAAGAAGGCGATCGTGATTTATCACCATTGAAGTTGCTCACTTTCTGCGTACTGGTGCTGAAGAATGGCTTCACCGTCACCGGAGAGAGTGCCTGTGCAAGCCCGGAAAATTTTGATGCAGAAATTGGTCGGAAGATTGCCCGGCAGAATGCTGTAAACAAAATCTGGATGCTCGAAGGTTACTTGCTGAAGCAGAAGTTAAGCGAGCAATAACACCGTGACATGTCACAAACAGCCAGCCGATGAGCTGGCTTTGTTTTATCCTCACCAGAGGATATCAGCAGTATTATCCCCACCAGCGGATTAAGCATAAGGGTCATAATCCGTTATGGCCCTTCCCTGCTGGCTTTGCTGTCCTGGTATATTTATGCGTTTCGAGACCGGGAAAGCAAACGTCAGCAATAGCGCATCGCCTTTCCCCGGCGAACGCCCAAGTCGCTCCTTGATATCTTCCTTCGGTTCGATAACGATTTTACCGTCCACGCGAACTTTGTACTCTGCCGTCGACAGGTCGTCCGCTGTTTCTTGGTCATCCAGCATGCCGCCGAGCCTCAGCCATGTCTTGCATGAGTTGAACATCTCCCCACGCTTGTTGAGCATCTGCGGGTCAGTAGACGCGCCACCGAACGGAACAAGTTGCCATGTACGACCCCAGCCGTCACCGATTGACTTCAAACCGGTTCCGTAACCGAAGTCGATGAACACCGCGTCAGCCTGATACTGGTCTTCAAAGTCAGCGATACGCTTCGCCATAATCAGATCGTCGGTAGTCTTGTTGCCAGTCCACAGCACCTTACTGTGTAGCCCCTGCCGCAGGTATATCACAGCGTCATCAACACCGGAGTATGCCGGGTCAACGCCGATTATCACCGGAGCATGTGCAACCTGCGCAGCGGTTACCACCCGTTTCATTGCCTCGTCAGTAAGACCGGTAGGGATAAACTGCAATTCAGATGCATCAGGGAATATGCCACGCACACGGATTTTAACGAAGTCGCTGTCTTCCCCGTAGTCATCAACCCATTTCTGCAACTGCTGTTTGTTGGTACCTTCCACCGTCCGACTGTCAATCTGCGCAGTTTTCCAGCGGTGTTTATACTTGCGGAAACATTCACGGAAACGTCCGGTATTACGAGTCGGGTTTCCGAACGCCACCCAGATGATTTCGGTGTCTTCGTCCGTCAGCGCACCCTCTGTTACCTCCCACACCAGATCGGCAATGTTCGACGCTTCATCGAATACCACGATGATGCGTTTGCGCTCGTTGTGTAGTCCGGCGAATGCCTCAGTGTTGTGCTCAGACCATGGGATTGCGTCAGCTCGCCACCGCTTGTCGTGCCCAGGGTCATTGCTGTACATCGCGGTAGCGGTACAGGTAAACCAGTCTTTCGTGATAGCAAGGTTTGACCACTTGATAATTTCCGGCCAGGTCTTCGTTCGTAGCTGGTTGTCGGTGTTGGCGGTCACCACGACCTTACAATCCTCGCAAGTGGACATGCCCCAGTTGATCAACATTGAGATGAGTGCTGATTTACCAATACCGTGACCCGAAGCACGTGCCAGCATAAGCGGCTGATAGCGCGTCTCGGGATTCTGCAGGTGATCACGTATCTCTCGGAACGCATCGGCCTGCCACTGACGTGGGCCGGTAGCATGTGCCAGTTCAGTCCCCTCTTCCCCCCACGGGAACGCATAGAGGGCATAGCCAAGCGGATCGTGAGTGAACCCTGCAATATCCTCGATTAACTGCTCTTCAGGAGATAACGCTGTATCTGTCACTGATTGCCATCCTGACGTTCTTTCAGTCTCTTCCTGGCTGCCGCTATGCGATCAGCAATTGTCACATTCACATTAACATCCAGGCGTTCTTTGAATGCGTTGACGTCGACGTGCTTACCAATCAGTTCGAGGTTCTTCACCTTATCAGGCCATTTAATTTTTTTGAGGATTGTCTCTATCGAATCCTCGTTCATGTTCATGATGGTCGATGACAGATCAAAGCCACTAAGCGTAGTGCGCCAAATTTTCGGCCACTCGCGGATTGGCTTAAGGCTCCCATCGTCGTTGAGGATGTCGATCACGTCCATCTGGTCGATCTCCACCAGACGCATGAGAACGTAATCAGCACTGACGCGCATTCGTTTGTTGCGCTCCTCCATCAGCTCGGCAATCCGTTTTTGAATGCGTTCATCGCGCATCATGACACTGGCTTTAACTGCCGCTGTATTTGGGGAGAATCCTGCGTTAATCGCTGCCTGAGTCTGGTTTTCAGGCGTTTTGATGTATGACTGGCAATAAGCCTCCTGCATTGCTGTTAGTGGCTTAAATTGCGTTGATTTGCGTTTATAGGTTTTAGGTTCAGCAGGCATCATAACCACCGTGGTAATAGTTACCGTTGTGGTAATAGTACCATGCAAAATAAAGCCGCCATAGTTGGCGGCAGTATTCAAAGTCCATCAAATTCATCGTAAAAACTCTCGTCAAGATACCCTTCCCATTTACCGCGAATGAAAATTACATCCTCGCCGCAAGGGTGCTGACTGTCGATAACTATATCCCTCCTGGCGCAACCATACTTATGCATGAGAAATTTAACCTCTTTCGGAAAATTTGCTGAGTTATCTCTCATATCTTCAAGGTCGTAGCGTATTTTTGGCATAACACCTTCGTGACATGTCACACTATTAATTTCGTTTCATGCCAGCCTTTGGTCACCCAGCATTGCGAGTCACCATTACACGGGCATGAATTAACTGGAACTCTCTCGCCGCACTTACCGCAACGTTTTCTGCTGATCGATTTTATACGCCCGCGCACGCGTGCATCATCCTGGCGGATCAGTAACGCTATATACTCACCAAATTCGTAAGGCGCACGCCCGGGGCGACGCGTGGCACAGTTACGCTCCAGCATTTCAATTTCCTGAGCATCAAGCACAATTTCCAGCTTACGCACACCAGATGCAGCTTGTCTGGCTCTCTGAGCGGCTTTGCGCTCTGCTGCTGATTTAGCCATCAATATTTACCTTTATCGCGAACACATTTACCGGTTTATCGCCGAAGTGCGGATGTGTGATTGTCTTGATTTCATATCCGTCATACGGGACGTCAATTCTGCGGCTGGAATCGTCGCGCTTCGGATATCCCTTTGTGATAATCAGGCGGTCATACTCCCGGAACATAATTCGCTTATTCCAGTAGTCATTACACAGGCGATACTCTTCCGTTTTCTCCCCGCGAATCATGGCATCGAAGTATTCACCTTTGACGGCAAGTTGCAGGTTAGCCACGGTTAACCTCCTGCGGTGGTTCCGGTAGTGGCATCCAGAACAAGGCGTTCCCTAACCACGATAAAGTGCCGTCGCTCAACTCCACGTATTCCCCTTGCACCTGTCCTGCCATATACTCACCGTGCTTTGAATAAATTAAAATCCAATCATCTTGAGCGGGCATTCGCTCACTACAGCTTATCCAACCATCCGGAGTTACCGGCACTGGCTTGGCGGTATAAAGCGGTGTTATATCTGCCCGAAAATTACATGCTTTATGCAGCCGCAGCCACCGTTCGACTTCTGCTTTGTCAGAATACATACCAGTGAACGTGTTATATTCACGGTCAATTTGCGTGAATGTTACCTTCCACACCACCGGCTCTGCTTCCAGCGATGCCAGTGCAATTCGTGCCAGTTCCATTTGTTCGCCACGGGTAAGTCCGTTATCGAGCGGATTTTTAATGAATAATTCGATACGTTCTTTGGTTATAGCGCTCATATCACTCTCCTTTGATGCGAATGCCAGCGTCAGACATCATATGCAGATACTCAACTGCATCCTGAACCCATTGACCGCCAATCCCGTAATAGCGATGCGTAATGATGTCGATAGTTACTAACGGGTCTTGTTCGATTAACTTCCGCAGAAACTCTTCCAGGTCACCAGTGCAGTGCTTGATTACCGGAGATTTCCCGGGGTGGCGAACAACAAGAAACTGATTTCCGTCTTCATGGACTTCGTTGCTTTCCAGTTCAGCAATGCGCTTACTCCCATCCGAGATAACACCTTCGTAATATTCACGCTGCTCGTTGAGTTTTGATTTTGCTTCCTCAAGCTCAACACGCAGTTTCCCTACCGTTAGCGCAATCTCCTCGTTCTCCTGGTCGCGGCGTTTGATGTATTGCTGGTTTCTTTCCCGTTCATCCAGTAGTGCCAGCACGGTTTCTGGTCCGGCCAGAAGTTTGAAGGCGTTGAGCGCATCAATATCCACACCGTAATCTTTAAGTTCCTGTTCACTTAACAAATCATCATCAACTGGCAACATTAACAGGCGTTCCATTGCTGGAATTGCACGTTCCGCCACCTCACGCAATGCCTGGTAATTAATTTCGCTCACTGGTTGCCTCCTTTGCGAAGCTGGGCAGCAAAGTCAACTAACCACTCAGTCATTTCAACCTTCCCTACCAGGTCTGAACCAGGGTGCATACAGCAATCACTCTGCGCCGCTTTGAAATCCTTATACTCATATTCTTGGACCACCAGATTTTTTGCAGCTTCTATAGCAGCATCCCCCCCCTGCGCCCGCACTTCAGACAGGAAAGCATCAGTGGCTGGAATGGGCTTTTGTGGTGATATAGCAATGCGAATTGTCTCAAGGTCTGGATCTGTTTCCGCTGCTGGCACCTTGATATAACCCATCTGCACCCCATTCATGATGAATCTGCGACGGTCATCACATATCGCCTTAAGCCCCGCATTCTCCGCCGCCAGCACATTAGCACGCACCAGTTGCACTTCCAGTTGCGTTGCCAAATCGCTGATCAGCTTTGCCACACTGCGCATATCAACGGCACCACATTCTGCTTTCAGTTCCGAAGCCATCTCATGCCCGGCGGCAACTAACCCTTTGATATTACTTTCCATCTTTACCCTCGCTTATCCACATAACTTATTGATTACATTGATAACTAAAAAGATCGTCGCTTCAGAACTCTTCGATGTTCCAGCCACCACCTGCTTTCTTTGGTTTAACCGTTACCCCGATGATTCGGAACGGATACTGATCTGCGGCGACTTTGGTTTTCACCCTGGCGTCGTCGGTCCAGAAACCTTTCACTTCGTGCAGTTCCATCTCGCCGGTGGCGAGCATCACAGCAAAATCGGGCGTATAGAACGTGTTGTCAGCTAACCGCAGCTTGATACCCTCAAATCGATACCAGACGATTTCTCCTGCACGTTTACGCAGCTCAAGGTGCTGGCAATACGCAGATTCTGTTTTGTTCATTTGGCCTGTTTTGAGTCGACCAAGAGCCTGTATCTGTTTTCTCATGATTTACCCCTTAGGTAATTAAAAACCACATAAGACATGGAATCAATAGAGATTAGAACATTTTGTTACCCAACAGGTAATCATGTAGGCGTAAAAAAATGCGCTATCGCGCTGGTATTACTTGATAAATCCTGCCGCCTTTCCCCGCCTGTATTCCTCTATCAGCCACTGCGCCGGTGTTATTCCCCCCAGGGTGGCGGCGTTAGGCATGCACCCGAAACTTCGCCCTGGTGGATGGTAAACGTCTCTCCCAGTGTCAGGAGGCGTACTCATGGGTTCTGGCTTTGCCTGTATGCTGATCACCGGATCGGGTATCTGCTGTCCGGAAGCCACCTTTTTCGCCCAATCATCGAGCAGCCTGCGCGCGTGTTTCTCAACCTCAATCTCGCTAAGCTGGCGCTGATACATTGCACGGCGGGTATCACATACGACCCAGTACATAACCGGATGTCGCCACGGGAATCTTTCGGGACCACCAGGATATAAACTTTTTTCCTTGCTGTACCGGTGAAACTCCGCCATCACATCGTCAATGGTGACGCCAAGAACCATCTTGCTGTCTTTACACCACTTGATAAATTGCCCAGGCGACGGCCAGAACGGAGATTCACTGGCGCGGGCGTGGCGCATACCAGCAGAAACCTGTTCACGGGTTCGGATCCCCCCTTCGGCAAACGCAGCAATCCACTGCTGTTTTGCAGCAACTTCCTGCTCTGGCGTCTTCAGGTTGGTTACCACTGCCGCCGGAAACAGTTGTTTCAGCTGTTTGAAAAGGGCATCAACAAGCCTCTCTGCTGACATGTTCACCACGTTGTCATTGTTGGTGTACTGATGCTCATAACCTGACATGCGAGAAAGGGCTTCTCCGTCACGGTTTTGTATCGCGGTAAAAACGTTGTTCACAAGAAATCCTCCCATGCTTCAGGGCTGTTCCAGTGCGGAACGTTGTTATCAGGTAATGTTGATTGCTTCTGTCTGCTAATCTGCAGCCGCCTTGCCAGCTTCTGCTCCCACTGTGCCTGATGGTATGCCTTACCCTCAGCCATCCAGTAAATTCTGAACTCTGCAAGTTCCTGTGCCGTTGGCAGACTGTCCAGGTAGATCCCCTGCAATGAGCTTTTCCGAAGAAAGTCATCTGATGGTTGCCATTGTTCATGCATGACAAATTTGCCTAATTGCCCTGGCCCACCAGGAGGAACAAAGTTATTCATCACGGCGTTGTTTGCGCCGGGGTCATGAGGCACAGAATCCCCGGTTTTTGTCCTGCTCTCCCTCTCTTGGTTAAATGACTGGTTATATGACTGGTTCTGGATCCCGTTTTTGGGATCATTCAACATCCCGTTTTTGGGATCATTCAACATCCCGTTTTCGGGAACATTACCGTTTTCGGGAACATTCCTCCCTTCCCGGTTGCCTTTAATGTTCCCGTTTTTGGTTATATTAAGAGAGAAAACCCGCACTCTTTTCGTCGCTCCCTTTCTCTCTCCGGTATCTGAAATAAGCCCCATTTTCATGAGCGATATAAGTCCGGCCTGCACGGTTTTTTTATTCAGGCAAGTGTCTTTAACGAGGCGTTCTATGCTGGGGTAGCAGAGGTTATATTCATCGGCTCTGTCAGCCATCGAGAGCAGTATGAGCTTTAATGACGAGCTCCCTGGATCTGTCTCCCAGGCCCAATCTGTTGCATGTCTGCTCATGATTAATCTCCGCTATCAGCTTGAATGTTGTGGGGAGGAATTAATCATGATCTGCTTAATCTCTGCCCTGATGCGACGGTTTGATTCCATGGTGCACTCAACACAGTGTCCGTTGTAAACCCAGCGTTCACTGTCATGTCCGTGCTTACATGGTTTTCCGGTGTAGTAGCGTTTAAGTCCGCGCTTTGCGGCATCAATACGTGTAATGATTTCCATGGTAAGCCCTGTTATTAGTATTGGGATTACGGTTATTTTGTGCTGACACAAAAAAAAGATCAACCAGATTTGGTTTTTTATTACCTTTGAGGTGCGAATAGATATGAAAAGACCGCCGGATGGCGGTCTACAGAGGGTTGTGGCTGGATATCATGAGTAGAAGAAGTATGCCAGTTCTGCTTTTGAGCGCAGCCATTGTCTTGTTTTACAGGCTTTAAAAAGCCCATTCATCAATACCTTACCTGGCATTTTGCGCTTACCTGTTAAGTGAGTCTGGATATAGTGACTCGTCGTTCCGGCTTCCTGTGCGAAGGCTTCACGCTCATCCGGAGTAAGTGCAAGCCAGTGCTTTTTGAAATCGAAATGTCCGTTATCGCTCATAGCTATTGCCTGATATTTATTTCAGATAATAAATATTCACCCATAAGGTAACAAAAATCAAGGATAGTTACCTATGGGGTGCATTTACCTATTGGGTAATATTGCTTTAAATTGAATCATCTACTGATTCATATATGAGGCGATTTTCCAGAAAATGAAAAGTATCCAGGACGTCCGCAGGCAAAATCTCAACGACTTGATCGACCGTGAATTCAATGGTGTTCAGACGCGGATGGCAGAAAAACTTGGAACTCAGGCAAATCTGGTAAACCGCTGGGCTCTTGGCAAGAAGGTTATCGGCGACCAGGTTGCGCGAAAAATTGAAGCTGCCGCCAATAAACCCCGTAACTGGCTTGATATCGATCGCTCGCTTTCTCAGGAAGGTTTTCAGCCTGTCGGCCCAAGCGACATTGGTCAGCTGGCGGCTCACAACCTAGAACGCTGGATGAGCGAAAGCCGCGACCTTTCAACGCAGGGAAAACTTCACCGCGCATCCGGCGTCGCCCAGGTGACAATCAGCCGCCTGTTAAACAATGAGGTCAGTGTTTCCATTTCCACCCTGGAGAATGTTGCATCCGCATTCGGGCGTCACGGCTATGAATTACTGATTCACCCGCACGACCCTGCGACCATCAACTATGACCGCTCGCGCTACGCATTGTTACCTGAAACAGAGAAGGCAAAGATCGAAAGTTACATTGAATTTGTCATCAGCCAGAACGAAAAAAACAAACAATAAAATCATATTTTTCAGTAAGTAAGCCGCCTCATGGCGGCTTTTTTATTGCCTGTGCGATTACCTGATGGGTAATTTTTTTAACTCATACCTATTGACATCAAACCAGATACGCATAATTATTACCTCAACGGTAACAGACCGAGGTAACAAGTTATGCAGTGGAAAATCATCAACGGTTGGTACTGCGTTACTGCATGCGGATTCATGAGCTGGAAGTTCCGCACCTTACAGGAAGGCATTAAGTGGGCTTTCGTCAGCAAAGAAGCTCGCGATGTGGCCAACGATAACGAGATATGGGAGGAGGTTAGCAAATGAGTGAATTATCAATCATCGAAATCACACCAGATATGGCACCAAGAATTTACGTTGAAAAAGGACTGGAAAAGTTTCTCGAGCAGATCCGTGAAGGTGTTAATGAAGTGCCTGACATTAGCACAGACAAAGGCAGAAAGCGCATTGCATCTCTGGCTGCGAAGGTTTCAAGAAGTAAAACAGCGGTAGAAAAACCAGGACGTGATTATCTGAAACGCCTGAAAGAACAGCCGAAAGTAGTTGAAGCAGAGTTACGACGCTTCGTAACCGAATGCGATCGGCTTCGTGATGAAGTACGCCGCCCACTCACCGAGTGGGAAAATGCTGAGAAATTACGCACTGAAGCACTGCAACAACGCCTGACAAATTTGCGAGCACTGGCTGACGTGATCGATCTCTCCGGAAACTACTTGCCATCAACTGATATTCAGGAACGAATTCAAGAGGCTAAATCAGTAGCACTTGATGAGAGTTGGCAGGAGTACGCAGCAGAAGCTGGAGTAGCCAAGGATTCAACCATCCAGAAACTGGAAGAATCACTCGCAGTAGCTCAAAAACGCGAGCATGAAGCCGCTGAGCTGGAGAGACTTCGCAAAGAAGCGGAGGAAAAAGCGCGCATTGAGCGAGAAGAGAATATCCGCCGGGAAGCTGCTGAACAGGCCAGGCTCGAAGCTGAACAAAAAGCGAAAGCTGAAATTGATGCTGCGGCACGCCTAGCGGCGGAAGAGAAAGCACGTGCTGAAGTAGCAGAACGTCAGCGAATTGAAGCAGAGCAGCGTGCACGACGCGAAAAAGAAGAAGCCGTTGCCGAGGAACGCCGACGCCAAGAGGAGGCAGAAAAAGCCCGCATTGAAGAACAGAAGCGTATCGCCGACGAAGAAGCGCGCCGAGCTGCGGATAAAGAGCATCGCCGTACCGTTAACCGCAGAGTAATCGCAGATCTGATAGCCCAAGGCATTCCCGAAGAATTCGCGCAGAAAGCAATGTTGGCTATCGCTGGCGGCAAAGTGCAGGACGCGTATATCAAATATTGAGGTGGGTATGAACGTTAATCAGCAGAAAAATCTTCAAAAAATCATGCTGGCATTCGACAAGGACTACCGCCTGTCAGAACAGCTATATGACCGACAAGTTGAACTGATTGAGAGTATCCGGCTTCATCAACTGGCATCAACTTTCGACGTTGTAACAGTTAAAGGCGTTCGCCAGGAAGTACTGGAGGCCGCTAAAGACAGCCCTGAGTTCGAAGAACTAATGGATGCCTACCGGCGCGAGGCAATGGCAATTATCGCCCGCTGGGATCTGGCTGATCAGATTGATGGGCAGAGGGACGCGGCATGAATCCGGGAATTTATTTCGATATCAGCAACGAGGACTACCACGCCGGTGACGGCGTGAGTAAGTCGCAGCTAGATATGGTGGCTAAGAACCCTGCCCTTCTGAAATGGGTGAAGGCTGCTCCGGAAGACGAAGAGAAGAAGTCTGCACTGGACATGGGTACTGCTCTGCACTGTCTGCTTCTGGAACCTGGAGAGTTTGACAAACGCTTCATCGTTTCACCGAAATTCGATCGTCGGACAAAACAAGGTAAAGCTGACGAAGAGGCATTTATTCGTGATGTAGCGGATATGGGGATTTCGGTACTTGATGCAGAGCAGTGGCGAAAACTGGAGCTGATGCGTGATAGCGCAATGGCTCACCCGGCGGCACGCTGGATGTTGGAAGCACCTGGTTACTGCGAAGCATCAATGTACTGGAACGATGAAGATACGGGTGAGTTGTGCCGAATTCGTCCAGACAAATGGCTGAACGAGCACAACGTGATCGTCGACGTGAAAAAGGTTGCAGATATGGACCGTTTTGCACGCCACATCGAGGAGTTCCGCTACCACGTGCAGGACGCAATGTACCGCGAAGGCGCAATGAGGGTTACTGGTCAGCCACATGGTTTTTTCTTTCTTGCCGTGAGCGAAAGCATTGATTGTGGTCGGTATCCGGTACGCGTGTTCGAGCTGGATGCGCCGGATGTCGATGCCGGGCACGCTCTGTTCCGCCGGGATCTGAATACCTATCACGAATGCCGCATCAACGATGAATGGGGCGGAGTGGAAATTATTAAACGCCCTGACTGGGCACGTAAACAGGATATGTACGTATGAGCAATGATATCGCAATCACATCACAACCAGGCGCAACTGTAGGCACTGCTGCGGCAATCTTCAGCCCCGAGGGCATGAATCAACTGGTGCGTTTCGCGGAGTTGATGTCACAAAGCAAAGCGACTGTACCGAAACATCTTGAAGGCAAACCTGCCGATTGCCTGGCGGTGACCATGCAGGCGGCACAGTGGGGAATGAACCCGTTCGCCGTGGCGCAGAAAACGCATGTGGTAAACGGAACGTTAGGCTACGAAGCACAGTTGGTAAACGCGGTCGTATCCTCTTCCAGCCTGCTGGCGACACGCCTGAATTATCGCTGGAGCGGTGACTGGTCGAATGTTAACGGCAAAACAGATAAATCACCTAATCTGACGGTAACTGTGTCAGCAGTTCTTAAAGGAGAAGCAGAACCACGTGAGCTTACCATCAGTATGGCGCAAGCCGGAGTGCGTAACTCTCCATTGTGGGAACAGGATCCGCGCCAGCAGCTTGCCTATCTTTGCACGAAACGATGGGCTCGCCTGCACGCTCCTGATGTACTTCTCGGTGTTTACACACCAGACGAATTACAGGAAACGGCACCGCGCGTTGAGCGAGACATTACTCCGCAAACGACCACTGCTGCGGGAATGAACAGTCTGATCAACGCTAAAACAGTGAAAAAGCCTGATGAGCAAACGCGTAAAGCGGATAGCCGTGATCCAGAAGAAATGCTGATGGCCTTTACCAGCGCAGCGATGAATTACAGCACTGTCTCCGAACTAGATAAGGCTTACAAATACATTGCACAAAAACTTTCAGATGATGACGAACTGCTGGCAAAAGCCACCGACGTTTACAGCGTTCGCCGGGAAGAATTAAACGAAACATCTATGTAACCACCACCGCGGCGCCACGCGCGCCGCACTGCAACCAAGAGAGGTATTTATGAAAGGTGCATTAGGTAAGAAGGAACTCCTGGCGGTGGTGCCACTGTCATGGAGCACTATCGACCGTATGGAGCGCGCAGGTGAATTTCCTAAACGCTGGTATATCACTGACAAACGCTGCGCATGGAACCGTGACGAAGTTGAGCGTTGGCTTGATGAACGTCAGGCAGCAAGCCCGGCAGAGTTCCAAGGTAAAAAACCTCCTGTTCAGCAACGTGTATATCGTCCTGTGAGCAACGCTGCATGAGTGTGCTGCTAAGGCACTTGAGCAAATGGTCAGGATGGTACTTATTCCTGGCCTCTGTTTCAGCATGGCTTTATCTGCTGGCATTAATTTTCAGAGAGGGTTGGATTAAGTGAGAAAGTTAAGCCGACTTGAAAAATATCACATGAACAAAGTTTCAATGCGCAGCCATTCAAAGGTTGTTGCCGTTACTCCTGCGGCGATAGAGATCGAAAAACGCGCGATTGAAAGAGAGAAAAAAGGGCAGTTCCGCATTGCCGCCCACCTTTGGCTTCAGTGTATGGATGTTGCTTCTGGTGATGTTGAGCGTGCAAGGATCGCGGTTCGCAGGGACCAATGTATCACAAAAGGTAACGGCCTTCGCCGTGGCGACTATAGCGGCATAGGATGTTGTGGGGTGGTTTATGACTAAGAAATACACACTAATCTATGCAGATCCACCTTGGGTATACCGGGACAAAGCCGCAGATGGTAATCGCGGTGCCGGTTTTAAATATCCGGTTATGAGTGTGCTGGATATCTGCCGCCTTCCTGTGTGGGATTTGGCCGATGAAAACTGTCTGTTGGCCATGTGGTGGGTGCCAACACAACCACTCGAAGCACTAAAAGTTGTTGAAGCCTGGGGATTCCGTCTGATGACCATGAAGGGCTTCACGTGGATAAAATGTGGTAGTCGACAACCAGATAAACTGGTTATGGGTATGGGACACATGACTCGCGCCAATAGTGAAGATTGCCTGTTTGCAGTAAAGGGAAAACTACCTACGCGCATTAATGCAGGGATCGTTCAGTCATTTACCGCACCGCGGCTTGAGCATTCAAGAAAACCAGATATCGTTCGTGAAAAACTTGTGCAATTGTTAGGCGATGTTTCTCGCATTGAACTGTTCGCCCGCCAGTCGTCTCATGGTTTCGATGTTTGGGGTAATCAGTGCGAAGACCCGGCAGTGCAACTACACCCTGGATACGCGTTGGATATTGCCAGATTAACAAATGCATTCAGCAATGCTCCGCTGTCACCAACAGACAACCAGGGGCGGGAGCGTGCAGCATGAACAGGGCATCACCAGCAGATTTAAGGAAATGCCTTGAAACTGCAAACATGCTTGCACACAGCGGGATCAGGTTTGTTCCAATTCCCGCTGTCACTGATGCTGAATTTGCAACACTGTCAGCAATATTCACAGATAAAATTGAATCACTGGCAGCAGAAGCCGAGATGGAAGAAAATCAGCAGAATAATTAAACGTTATTCCCCCGCCATCCACTTCTCAAACTTCGACGGGGAGAACGGAATCAGATCCGTATGCTCCCCGTTAATCCAGGAATCAATCATATCGGCCCACTGCTGCAACATGTAGGCGCGCTGTCTGGCGTATTCCGCTTTGTTATATACGGCGCGCACACCTTTCTGCTCATGTGCCAGAGCCTTTTCAATCCAGTCTGAAGGATAACCAGCCTCATGCAACAACGTACTGGCTGTACGGCGCATATCGTGTACGGTGAAATCCTGAATATGCTCACCATCTTCATTTATTATTTTCACCGTTCTGTCGATCAGAGAGTTCAGCGCGGCATTAGATAATGGCTTCCGGAAATTGTAACGACCAGGAACCAGATATTCACTTCCACCAGCGCACATCTGCAACCCGACCAATATATCCTGAGCCTGTTTAGGCAGGTAAATAACATGCGCCCGGCTTCCCTTCATGCGGTCTGAAGGAATTGTCCATGTCCATTTTTTAAAATCTATTTCATCCCACGTTGCATTGGTGAATTCGCCCTTACGAACCATAGTGATAAGCACCAGTTTTAAAGCCATTTTCATAGTGCCCATAGCACCAATGGCATCCAACGTGCGGAAGAACAGGCCAATTTCTTCTGGTGTCAGTGTTCGCTCTCGTGGTTTAAATATGGCGATAGACGAAGGCTTAATGTCAGCCGCAGGATTAAACAAACCATGACCACGGTCATTGGCGTGACGGTATACGCTGCTGATGATCTCCCTGGCCTGCACTGCTGTTGCCCGGCCACCGCGTTCGACAATCCGGTCACACAAATCACGAACCATCGATGTGGTAATTTCAGCCATCATTTTGTTGCCAAGAACCGGAAGTATGTCACGGTCGATCACTGCCTGCTTCATTGCGCGGGTACTTTCAGCCAGGATGACGTGTTTCATATAACTGTCGGTATGTACCGCAAACGTTTCGGCACCACGAATCTTTTTGATGCCGTCACGTTTAGCAGCAGCCGGTGACTGGCCTGCTTTAAGCAGCTTCTTTGCAGCAATCAGTTCTTCTCGCGCTTCTGCCAGGCTGATACCGTCACGCCCATACTGCCCGATTACCAGTGTTTCGCGGCGACCGTTGATACGGTAGTCATAGCGAAACGAGACCGTACCTGACGTAAGCACAGCTACATACAGCCCGTCACGATCGGAGACTTTGTATAGTTTGTCCTGCGGCTTGAGGTTTTTTAATTTTGTATCGGTAAGCAC